AGGAGGAAAAGAAGTAGGAGACTAACAAATTAGAAAAAAGACAATTTAATCAAGGTGATGTAGTTGTTCCACTTAAAAAACCTAGTGAGGAAGACATGAACAAAAAAGATTTAGCTGCAATAGCTGCTGCTGCAACAATAGCAACAGGTGTAAGTGTTAATGAAATGAATAAAGCTGCAGACAATAAAATTATTCCACTTAAAAAACCTGATGTTGTTGTAGAAAAAACTTATGAGAATGTTTCTGAGTTAGAACCTGAAAAGAAAACATGGTTATTAGATACAGCAAAAAAAGTTTATACAATTAATAAAGATGAAATAATACCTAGTGATATTATTCTTGCTATTAATAGTGGTGAGACTGGTTGGGGAACTTCTAGATTCTTTAAAGAAGGTAGTAATAATTTATTTAACTTTCAATCATTTGATGATAAAGAAGAATCAATAGCTGCTCAAAATAGTAATGCTAAGATTAAAAAATTTAATACACCAGAAGAGTCTATTACACAGTTTTTAGAATGGGTACAAACTAAACCTAGTTATGAAGTTGTGAGGAAAGAAATTAAACTGTATAATGAAGGTAAAAGTAGTAAAGAAAATATCATAAAAGCTATAGCTAAAACAGGATTTGCTGAAGACAAAAACTGGAGTAGTAAAATTACATCAATATTAAATAATAGAATAGATGGTAAGAATAGAAAAGAATTAAAGTCTTTAGCTGATAATTTATTTAAGGATACAGATGACACCAAGAACTAAAACAGATATGATTGTTATACATTGTTCAGCAACACCTGCTGATATGGATGTAGATGCAGCTAAAATTAAACATTGGCATACAGTTGATAATGGATGGGATGATATTGGTTATCATTATGTAATTAAAAGAGATGGTACATTAGAGAATGGTAGAGAAGAACATAGAACAGGGTCTCATGCTAGACAAGTTAATGGTACATCAATAGGAATTTGTATGATAGGTGGCTCTGATAAATCAGGTGGTTGGGAAAATAATTTTAATGATAAACAATTTGAAACACTAAAAGATATAGTAATTAAATTAAAAGATAAATATAATATAACAAAAATAATAGGACACTATGAAGTAGATGATGTTAAGAAGTGTCCATCATTTGATGTAAAAGAATGGAGAGAAAAAAATGTGGCTTAGTGCAATTAAACTAGCAATGAATGCTGGTACTCATATATATAAAAAGAAACAAGAAACAAAAATGATGATGGCTAATGCTCAAGCTAAACACGCAGAGAAGATGGCATCAGGAGAAATTGAATATAGTGGTAAACTTTTAGAAGCAAGACAATCAGACTGGAAAGACGAAGCAGTTTTGGTAATTCTCACATTGCCAATTTTGGTGATTGCTTGGGGAGTATTTAGTGATGACCCAAATGCTTCTGCTAAGATAAAAGAATTCTTTGAACAATTTCAACAGCTTCCGAGCTGGTTTACAAATTTATGGATTCTTGTCGTGGCAAGTATCTATGGTATAAAAGGAACACAGATATTTAAAGGTGGAAAAAAATAGTTTATGGATTGTGATTATGAATTATTATTTTACAGGTACATTAATTATACTACTTGTCTTAATGGCACTTTTTGTAGAACCAGGATATAGATGATAGATAGATTTTTATATAATTGTTTTGCAAAACTAGATGTAATGTGTTCGTGGATAGATAAACTATTTGCACCTAGATGTAAATGTAAAAGGAAAAAGAAATGAATTTACTAAGAGATTTACAAAAAGTAAAAAAAGAAAAACAACTAAAGGAGTCTGCTGTTGCACAGCTAAGAAAGAGAAGTAAAGATTCTCAAGCTAGACCAAAAGCAACAAAGAATATATTTAGTAAAGACCCTAGATTACAAGGAATATAATGAAGATAAGTGAAAATACATCAGTAAGTATGCCAATGAAAAATCTTATCAGCATAGTTGTGGCTGTTGCTATAGGAGTGTGGGCATATTTTGGTGTTGTTGAAACATTAAATAAACATTCTACAAAGTTAGAGTTAATGGAAAAAGATTTAGAAGCTAACTCAGAGTTTAGAATTAAATATCCTAGAGGTGAGTTAGGTCAATCAAGTGGGGAAGCAGAACTTTTCATGTTGGTGGAACATCTTAGTTCTATTGTTGAAGATATAGAAAAAGAAATTAAAGGCATGAGACATAATGCAGTTAATATTGATTTTTTAAAAGACCAAGTTAAAAAATTAAATGAAGATGTAGAAAAATTAATTAGAAATGGAAATGGAGAACACTAATGGTTGAGGTTGTTTTTGCTTTACTTTTAATAGTAGACCATGAGATTAAGGAACACTTACACATGGACACACTTTCAAAATGTTTAAAAGCAAAAAGATTTGCTATGAAAGAAAAATCACCTGAAGATAGAGTTGTATATAAATGTTTGAAGTCTAAGGCAAACATAGAGATATACATGGGAGAAAAGAAAATTACTTCTTTAATATTAGAATAATGAAGATAGCTTTGTTTTTAATTTTATGTTCTGGTGTAGCAGAAAGTTGTCTTGAACCTCATAAGTTTAATGTTTATGATTCCTTCTATGATTGTATGAGTGCTGGTTATCAAGAATCTTTTAATAAAAATTCACAAATAGGACCAGAAGAAGTTAATGAATACAAAATGTATATTAAATTTATTTGTACTCCTGAAGAAGCAATAAAAATTTAATTATGAAAAACATCTGAAGCAATCTTTTCTAAGTCTTCAGACAGCATACTAAACTTAGTATCACACTCTCTTAACAAAGCTTTAATAACTCCAGCATTTTCTTTTTTAAAATGTAAATGAACTTTATCTAAAGGATACTTAGATAATTCTGTAATAAATTGTCCTTGATTATTTATAATTAATTTGAACCCCATCAAGTGGGCTTCTTTTCTTTTAACTCTTTTCTTTTGTTTAAGCTTTCGATTGGTTTTCATTCTTTGCTTTCAATAGGTCAACAAGAAAATCATCATCACCTTTCTCGTTTTTTAATTTAGTCATAGGTTCAGTACCTTCTTTAAAAGTTTCTAATGTTCTTATTCTAACAGGGTTAGTCATAAACACAGGAAACTTAGGGTTGTCTAATGACTTAACCATAAAGAAACCATCTTCAGCAACACCAAATGTTTCTACTCTTTTAATATCTATATCATCAGAACCTATTAAACAAACTCTCAAATTATAAATTTCTTTTGGTTCTTTAGGTTTTACTTTCTGACCATTTAGTCCTACTATATTTGTCATATCTCTGTCCTTACTATATGTTTTCTTACTGCTCTAACTAATTCTTCTATTTTATCTATACAAGCAATTAAATCTTTATCAGTAATATAATGTTGTTTATCTTTTAATTTATCATATTCTTTTAAAGTTATAGTGACAGTACTTTGTTCATTTTCATATGTAGCATCTACATCTCTATCTTCAATACTTGTCATTATACTTTCTTATTATGTATATCTTCTAAAACAACAGGAGCAATCTCACCTTGTTGTCCATCATCATCAGCTAAACTATCTATACTTTCTGTATACATTTCATTTAACTTATCATTGTTTCTTGTTATCTTTAATTTAAGATGGTCTTTTAATGCATCAATCTTAACATGAAGTATTTTATCTAAGTGTGGATTAATTCCATACATAGGTAAATCATTTAGTGCTGAGATAATTCTGCGAAAACCTCTTGCTCTTTTTTCTAATTGTGTTATCTGTGATTCGTTAGTCATAGTCTCTCTCCAATATCATTTCTAAATAGTGAATAGCTTTTTCTATATCTTTTGCTTTTCCTTTTGCTTTGTGTCTACAAATATATTTAATAGCATTGCCTTCTGCAAACTCTAAATGATTTTCATTTATAAAATGAGCAGGTTGTATCTTCATACCTTTGTAGTGTGTACCATCTACTTGCTTATCTAAGCTATCGTAAGCTACACTTTTAAACATTTCTTTACTTGGCATTATAATATATTATCCATTCTTCTTAATTGTTTTTTAGTTGGTTGTAACATAGCATTTAAATCATCGATTGTCAACTCTGGGTTGCGTTTTAATTTTTTAACTATCCATTTATATGACCAAGGTTGTAGTCTAAATGTATCACCATCATAGTAATGAGTTTGATTAGGCATAAAAGCAAATACATTTTTATAATTAATTTTACTTGCTTCT